ATATTTCGAACCCAGCCATTATATTTCGAACCCAGCCATTATATTTCGAACCCAGCCATTATATTTCGAACCCAGCCATTATATTTCGAACTGGTAAAAATCCGTCTTCACTTCACGCGTAGCAAAAGACACCGTGGGGTCCTGAACCACAGGATCGGGCATCGTCTCCGGAACATAGCGCAACTTCTCCGGTTTCAAAACAAACGCCCGACCAGCATCATTGAAAAACATGTCATTCTCTTCCAAATTAGTATCCACTACCTGATACCGCATTGCTAACATCTGGACGCCATAGGTTCGCATCGTGATTGAGCTCGGATTATCAGGGTCCGACCCCTTATTCGGCATCCCAATCGTCATATTTAATTTATTGTAGTTTATGAGCTCTACCATATCCGGTGCGTTTATTATATCATAATAATTTAGTGCTCGCATAAAAATAGAATTGCTTGTCATATTCACATATTCGTAAAATGCTTCCGATTCCAAAAACGCAAGATTACTTCTATCTACTATTATCACAACTTTCCCCGACATGTCTGACAATTTAACTGCTCCAAAATTTTTGGCCTGATTTTCAAAGCTATATTGTTTCCCCATCAACATACTATTGTGACTTTCTAAAAGTTTCGCAAAATTATCATACATCTCTGTGTTTGAACTCTTTATACGAAGATGTAAAATAATCGGATCCAATTGATTCGGAGCGGTAGAATTCGCAAAAGCATAGTCTCTAATGATATTTAACACCTCGCTAAAGGGCACTGAATTAAATGTTTCTTTTACACAATAGTTCTCTGAGGTGGAACTAGCTACAACCGGCTGGTTGTCGATGGAATATACTTCGAAATCAAGGCCTCTTACACCTTGCTTAAGTAAATCCTTTAATATACAGGTATTGACATATCCGTTTCTATAATTCCCACCTGAACATGCGTTATATGCCGATTTTATATAATAATCCCTAAGTGAATATTGATATAATTCATTGGTCGTATCAATCGAAATTATCTTGCCATTTAATGTCCCGAACATTTCATCCATATTTTTACAATTCCTGACATTTAATCCATCCGAAAAAAAGGTTCCCGAAACATACATATAAGCTAATAATGCGATTAATAATAGCACAATCGCTACAATGGAAGCAGCCAATGTTACAGTGTCGTCTTTCATATCGGATAGCGATTTTACCGCATTTTTTACAGTTTCATCAGACATATTATATTATTATAATATTTTAACTTTAGATTTTTACATTGGACGAGACTCTTTACATTGGGACTCTTTACATTGGGACTCTTTACATTGGGACTCTTTACATTGGGACTCTTTACATTGGGACTCTTTACATTGGGACTCTTTACATTGGACGCTTTATAAGTTAAATTATATACCCAAATAAAGAATTAAATAATTATCACCATATATACTAATTATGGCCGGCGGTTTAATGCAATTAGTTGCTCAAGGGCAACAAAATATCATTTTAAATGGCAATCCATCTAAAACATTTTTTAAATCCACCTTTGCGCAATATACCAATTTCGGATTACAAAAATTCAGAGTCGACTTCGACGGTTCTAAAACATTGCGATTATCAGAAGAATCTACCTACACATTTAAAATTCCACGATACGCCGACTTGCTAATGGATTGCTATCTCTCCGTCGCACTTCCTAACATTTGGAGTCCGATTTTGCCCCCGCAAGACCCTAGCCAGAGCACCAATAATGACACATGGGTGCCATACGAATTCAGGTGGATACAGAATTTAGGAGCGAAAATGATTTCTAAAATAAGCATTACTTGTGGCAATTATACGCTTCAAGAATATTCTGGCGACTATTTGTTAGCATCTGTCCAGCGAGACTTTAATACCGATAAAAAAGTGCTATTTAATGAAATGATTGGGAGCACGCCAGAATTATTCGACCCTGCTAATTCCGGTTCTCGCGTCAATTCGTATCCAAATGCGTATTACACCGACGCATTAGCCGGTCCCGAGCCGTCTATTAGAGGTCGCATTTTGTATATTCCATTGAATAATTGGTTTGGACTTAAAACCCAGATGGCATTCCCTCTAACCTCTCTTCAATACAATGAGCTACATATCAATGTGACATTGAAGCCGATTGACCAGCTTTTTCAGCTCCGAGATGTATTCGATTCCACCTTTAATTTCCCTTATGTGGCGCCCAATTTTAATACCTGGTATATGCAGTTTTATCGATTTTTACAGCCGCCTCCCGATATCAATATCGGCATCAACTCTTACTCTGATCAGAGAACCCTGTGGAACGCGGATGTTCATTTAAACTGTACCTATTGTTTTTTATCCAATGAAGAAGAGCGCGTATTCGCCCTGGAAGAGCAGAAATATTTAATCAAACAAGTCCACGAACAAATATATTATAATGTAACCGGGCCTAACAAAGTGGCGCTCGATTCGCTCGGTATGGTCGCCAATTGGATGTTCTATTTCCAGCGCAGCGACATCAATTTACGCAATGAATGGTCGAATTACACTAATTGGCCTTACAATTATATGCCGCAAGATATTATTCCAGCACCATCGTCGGGCGCATATACGGTTTATCGAACTGATGCGCTAAATCAGCTGGTTCCGGTGAATATCGGCCCCGGCGTGAATCCCAGTGGTAATTTGACCGGGCTGTTAATTACCCCCACCTATACGCGAGAAAATGACAAGTATATTTTACTCGTCATGGGTATTTTGTTAGACGGTTCTTATCGAGAGAACATACAACCTGCCGGGGTTTATAATTACATTGAAAAATATACGAGAACTGCCGGTAATGCGCCGTCCGGACTCTATTGTTACAACTTTTGTCTGAATTCTAGCAACTCGGATTTACAGCCATCCGGTGCGATAAATATGAGCCGGTTTAATCAAATTGAGATGGAATTTACTACGATTATCCCGCCTCTAGATCCCTTGGCGCAAAGTTTGACTATATGTGACCCTACCACGGGAGACATCATTGGTATTAATAAGCCGACATGGCGCATATATGATTACAATTTTAACATGACGCTTTTTGAGGAGCGCATTAATCAAGTGGTATTTATTGGCGGCAATTGTGGTCTGGCTTATGCGACATAAGATAAAAAACAATATTTATTATATATTTACTATCTAATCTACTATCTAATTTACTATCTAATCTAATGCTTTTTCGCTGCTTTAGCTGCCGCCTTTAATTCCTTTGCTTCCTTTGCTGCTGCTTCCTTTGCTTCTTTTGCTTCCTTCGCTGCTGCCGCTTTTGCTTCCTTTGCTTCCTTTGCTGTTGCTTCCTTTGCTTCCTTAGTTGCCTTTGCTGCTGCTTCTTTTGCTTCCTTCGCTTCTTTAGCTGCCGCTTTTGCTTGATTTGCTTGCGCTAACGCATCTACTTCCAGCCCTAATTTTATACCCGTATATTTGGAACACCCGGTCGAATGTCTTAAAGTCGCGATTTTCTTCTTCAACCAATCAAATCCGACCGCCTTTTCCGACATAATATACATGTCGCCATCATTTAAGACCAGCTCGATAGGCTCGCCGACGGGCTCAGATAACTGATGCCATTTGAAATAAAGCGACATGGTTTGGCCCATTCTGACAGCAAATACCTTGCGCCTTTCGCCATCTCCATGAAACCCAATACCGCACTTTGATATATCATAATAATAATTTGCCTCACCATTTAACAGGACATCCTCTGTCCATTCGGAAATTACCTGTCTAATTCGACTCATTCTGGGCAGATGTTTCCAGGCAACTATCCTACCTTTTCCGTCTTTGTAATTCGGCTCTTGGTCTTCGTCTGCGAAACAGAGGTTCCATCTGGCTCTCTTTTCTACCTCTTTGCCTCTCATCAGGGCCCTCTTGTCCATCGGAAGCCCGTCGTTTTCCGCAATCAGTCCGGCAGTTTCCTCACCTAAAATGTATTGAGCTCCTCTTCTAATTACTAAAACCTTGGCTTGCTGAAAATTTGGGTCAAAACCGGCGTTTAAATCGACCATTTCGGTTTCTAGTCCGAACCCGGTCAACTTATGCTGTAACTGTTGTAATTGTTCAATAGAATAGCCATTTTCATGGAGAGTGCCGATTTTCTGCATCTTTGCGTGATTTTCAGCTACATCTCCAAATGTAATGGTATAAACTTTTTGCATTTGCGTTTCTGTTTGCGTATTTAATATGGTAGACATTTTTAAAAGGGTTTGTAAGAAATATATGTTATACCTATTTTGAGCGAAATATATTTCAATTTTATTTATTTTTGCTTATAAAATTGAATCACTAAAATTTTATATCTTATAAAATTGAAATACTTTTACATCAATATAGTGAATGTATTATAGCAAATAACAACCAACAATAACAACAATAACAACAATGTCGAAAATGTATACTTTATTTATCATAATTATTATATTATATCTTATTCAACTAACAACATGTCAGAAAACATATACAAAATTACAGCTAAAAGGCCTACATCAAGAGCTAATAGATAAACTATTTGCAAGCAATATTCAAGCAATCGTAGAAAAGGTTGTCTACAAGGCTCAATCGCAGGATAAAGTAGCCAGTTATAGGCACATATACAGCACCTCTGAGGGTCCATACGAGATGCCCAATAACAAGAGTGACCAAGTGATAATCGACCATCTACAAGCTATTCTAATTGACGCGGGCATTACCATATCCAATGCCAAGTGTCCCTATATGTTTGGCAGTAGTAGCAGTTGTAAGGAAATTGTCGTCGAATGGTGATTTCTTTGTCGAGCTGCGATTTATCGTGTATATGAACTATTTTGTGAGCATATATGGTCACAACTTATTTGGCACCAAACTGCGCCAAAACTCGCCACAAATTGTCTTTAAGTTAAAATATAATATATATTAAATGGATAATAATATATATTAAATGGATAGCACTTGTTAGTACAATGAACTGAATTTACTTACATAGTTTTAATTAGTTGTTTATCTATAACCACTTCCTTTGTAATATTCCTGACAATTTTATCCATGTTCTTCTCTTGCTCATCATCTGTCGAGCCATTCATCGCATTACATAACATTTTTAAGTATTTGTCATTTTGTCTCGATTCTGGGTCATTGTATTCCGGGTATTTCTTCTGCCACTCAAAGATTTGCTGTATATTCTTCTTTCCCACTCTTTTAATTGCGCTTGTTAGTTGTATCTTATCTGCGTCTTTTGTCCATTCATTCTTATTTTTTATGTATAGGGTTTCTCTTTTTGCGTCACTACAATGTATCGGTCGCTTATTCACTTCTAATTCATTTAAACCATTAATGAATATTTTGGAAACACCTTCTGAATATCCGATTTTTGCGGTGTCTTCTAGATCCTTCAGCTTCACCTGCAAGGAATCCACAAAATCTGTTAGGTTAACCGCATCCTTACAAGTCTCATTCAAGTATATTTGTAAATTAAAATGGTTGCCGTTGTTATTGGTTGTTGTATTGTTATTATTATTGTGACTGTTATTCGTGTTGTTAGGTTGAATAGATTTAACTACTTCCATCATGATGGCTTTTAATTCCGAATTATCTTTTATCAGTAGCTTGATGATCTCTTTGTCTTCACTGGCTGGCAATATTTCTTCACAGAGATTCAGACAAGTTTTTTTGTGAAGCGATAATCCTTGTCTATATTTATATTCTTTTCCACAAAGACAAAAATGTCCATTTTTTTGAGCTTTTTTTTGAGTTGTCGCGTCATCATTGAGATGTTTCAGTGTCAAAAGGTGTCTCTGCCAATCACTTGATTTAGAGCATACAAAGTCACAATTTTTACATTCAAATTTAACGGCGTTTTTCGGCGTAATCGTGTCATCATTGTGTTTCATTTATATTGCTAAAGAAAAAAATGTCCAGTTTTTGACGCCTTTTTTGAAAAAGTTATCGTAACAACTTTTTTCTGGGAATTTTAAAATTTAGAGCATTATGCTCATAAAGTGAAAAAAAACAGTAATTATCCAAATCTACCATCGGTTTTTGAAAAAAGGACATTTATAAATGTCCAAAATGGCTTTTTCTTTTCCCAATTTAGAACAGTAAAGTTCAGAAGTTCAGAATTATAGGTGCCTTACCATAAGAACCAAATTATTTCATTTATTTTGTTATGAGGAATGATAATGAAATAAACCGAGACACATATATCCCTTTGCTAGGAGATATGACGGCGACAATTAGCGACAAACTTGGCTCCCAGGGTTCCCAACCGGAAGGTTTTCTTATGCGTCTCACCACCTTTCAGTTTGCCGGCCTCGTAGAATCCTAAATAAAAATATATCACTAACTATTAATTGTATATTATGGAGACAAATTATACCTATTTAGCTAACAAATGCTGTAATCCGGATGTAAATGCGGTGGATATATTTTCTGATTTGATAAATGGGCAACTACCTTATATTTGTTACCACATTACTAGTAATGGGAAATATCCATTTATTCAAATTATGTTAGAATTGAATATGACTATGAATTTAGAATCGAGTTTGGGTCCACAGTTTGTTTTCCCATCTGTAACAATCCGAGAGGACTTTACTAATGATAATATTTCCACCATGTTATTAAGAAAGATAAGGGTGGAATTGAAACGATTAAAATGTAATACTGATTTGCTAACAAGCTCTGGATACAAGGGCATGTTTAGCTTTATAGATGATGCTGGTAAACAGAATGTATATGCTTTAATAGATGTTAGTTCAATAGATGTTAGTTGTCTAAAATTATCTACTTATGTTACAACATGGTTTGCTTTACCGACAGAAATCATAAACATTCATAGTATTTGTGACATTCCGATTTCGAAAAGGGTTATCAATTTGTTTACCTATGTGATGCCTGAATTAGGCGTATTATATCGCACTGGTTTAAGAAAAGAACCGTATTTGTTACCAGAGGTGGTGTATACTAGTTCTGATAATATAAAAGAGGCGGAATTTCGGTGTATATTTGGACCGCCTATGATTCACGGTATAAACAGTGGTTATTTTCAGTTTGAGTCATTGTTTTTTGAAAAGTCGCCGAAAAATAGATATGCTTTATTCATGGAAGACGAATTATGTAGTATACTCGATAATGGTTCTATATTAGTAAAAGAATACGAATCATTTACGCCACTATCATACCATGTAGTATAAACTAGCACTAGTAAATACACCATATATTTATTTCTTAAATAAATATATAATGTCATTTGTCAATTTGGTTGTCGATAATCCAGCAATTCCAGTTCCCAGTATAAATTCAAATACAAATTCAAATACAAGTTCAAGTAAAAATATAAGTAAACTAACAGTATTTGGTCTCACGATTCTGACCATATATGCTATAACAAAAATACTGAATTTCTACGGAGTGGGTGCTGATAAATACGGGTCTTATCTGATGTTTTATGTGTTTCTGATATTATGCGCGAGTTTTCTGGATATGCCGCATGCTAAAATGTAGCATTGCGATGTAATGGCTTTAAGTTGTTTTACTATATATATAAATCAGAGCCACCCATTGCGCGCATTTTTCTTTAAGCCGGTTTCATATATATATTAAAAAATTGAACTAAAGATTGCGCAATATAATATATATAAAACAATTTAAAGAACAACCATGGATAAACGAATTAACCGAAAAATTGAGGCCTATGTGTCTGGATTCAAAGAAGATGTAATGTCTAAAGCGGCGCAGCTCGGATTAACAGTAGACTCGAATTTGGCCGCATTAGTTAAATATGTATATGATTACGACCGCCTTGTTTTATCGAAAGAAGACTTCATGAAACGCAAGCGCGTCAAAAATGCGGTTCATCTGGCCGACCGATGTGGTGCGAAACGCGCCAGTTGCGAACAGTGTACTCGACGCAAGAAAGAGGGTTATGAATATTGCGGCACTCATTTGAAGGGGACGCCTCACGGTGTTTGCGATTCCGACGACACAGAGAAGCCGCTGGGGCAAAAAATAGAAGTATGGGTCCAAGATATTCAGGGCATTGTTTATTATATCGATAAAAATTATAATGTGTATCAAACCGAAGATATATACACTAACAAAATGAATCCAAAAATCATCGCAAAATATGTTAGAACCGGGGAAAATTATAGCATTCCTGAATTCAATATGCTATAAATTGCTCCATGTATTATTATATTTATTTATACTATAATGAATAAATATACTATTTTTCGCACCAGGTAGCTTCATGAGCTTACAATAATTTTGCTGTTTTGCTGTTTTGCTGTTTTGTTAGTTATAAGTAGGAAACAACAATTTATCTAAAGTCGTTCTAACACAAAACATTCTGTGTAACCCGATGCCTAGTATAAACATTCCAACAATGGTTTTCAAATAGCTCCATTTCATCGCCCATGCCAGCAATAGCGCTCCAATTATCGTCATTGTTACATCCACATAGGCTACATTAAATAGCCTATATGAATGAATCCCTTCTTTTGGTAGACCAAGAGATTTATCTAATGTATCCTTTAATTCTGAATCACACAAACTAAACATTATATACTAACAAAATACTATTACATTGAATTATTGAAATACTATTTATAATAATTCAATGTAAACTTATGTTAGTTCGATATAAATTTCATCTTCAGAAATATAATATGGAAACACAGTGTCGTCAGTTTCGTTACTAGATAGACTGAACAGTCCTGACGATATGGACTTAATTGGCGCCCTACATGGCCCTACATGAGACACTGTCCGCGTCGTAGGTTCCTCCTTACATTCATGTAGGGTGTCGAAATCAGCGTCGTATAATTGCGACATATAGCAGCCAATATTGATAAATACTTGTTTATCGATGATACAAATGGTTTCGATAATATCATCATTTATATCATATTCGTCGTCTGCTTCATATGATAGCGGACATGTTTCTTTGGAAACATTCATGTATATAATGACGATTGACTAAATTATACACCAATAATAGAACCCAATTATAACTATATTGTATTATCCTTCATTATTTGGTTTCTATTATTTGTTAGTTAGTATCACAATAAGAGTATATTTTTCATTTGGTTATTTTATACTGTTTCTATAAACCCAATAATAGAGACAAGTTGAAAAGGAGTATATACAATTGACTTATAAAAATGAAATCGAAGTGTTAAAAGAAGAAAGTATTAGAAATTTTTAGTGAATTGAAAAGTGAATGAGAAAGTGAAAAAATTGAAAAAAAAGGAAAGCTATAGAGAAGAAGTATATAAAGCCGAAACTGCATACTAAAGTAACAATCGAACAATAATAATAACAATAATAAAATAATGAATACTGAAAAAGTGAACCATGGAATGGTAGTGAGTG